GAAAGATGATTGGTCTACTGATGATGAAGGTAATAACATTAGAACAATCAAAAAGATTGATAGGCTTTATGATGTATCTCCAGTAACATATCCAGCTTACAACATGGCTGAAAGTGATTTAGTAGTTGCTAAGAGAGGATTAAAAGAATATCAAGATAGTTTAGTTGAAGAAACTAAAGAAGAAATTATTGAGGAAAAAGAAAACAATTTAGTGAGAAATTCTCTTATCTCATTAAATATTGAATTAAAAAAGAGAAAATAAATAAAAAAAATTATAAAATGAAAACATCAATCGTACTAAAAGAGGAAAGATCAGATATTATTTCTCAGTTGGAAAACATTAAAGATGTTGCTACAACTGAGGAAAGAGATTTGACTTCTGAAGAAAATGATCAAGTAGATGGACTTCTAACAGAAGTTGATAATCTTGATGCAAAAATAGAAAGAGCTGAAAAAATGGAAACTATCAAGCGTAATGCTGCTGTTGTTTCTGGGGTTACTAGTAATAAAGTAGAAAAAGAAGTAAGAGATTACTCTTTTCAAGATGCTTTAGCTCAAGCTGCTACTGGTAGAATAGAAGGACTTGTAAAAGAAATGGATCAAGAGGCTAGAAATGAGTCAAGATATACTGGTCAATCATACAAAGGAATTGCTATTCCTTCAAGCGTTTTAACAAGAGCTGCGGTTGCAACTGCTGCTGGAAATGCTACTGAAGTGATGGCGTGGACTGATCAATTAGAGAGCAATCTCGTGTTAGCTTCTGCAGGAGCAAACTTTTATTCTGGAGTAAACAACATGAAATTCCCAATATTTTCATCAATCAATTCTGGATTTGTTGCTGAAACTGGTGGAACAGCTCCAGATGCAAATGGAACTGCAACATCTTTAACTTTAAGCCCAAAGAAATGCATTTCTATTGTAAACGTATCTGCTGAGGCTGTAATGCAAAATGCATCTATTGAAGCTGCTTTAAGAAGAAACATGGCACAATCAGTTGCATCTACTTTAGAACAAGCATTATTAACTGGAGGAGCTGATGACTCAAACGCTCCAGCATCTATTTTTACTGATGCAAATGCTGGATCAACTGCTGCTTTTACTGGAGCTACTGCAATAACTTTAGAATCTGATGTGTTAGAGGCTGGTGTTCAATTAGAAGGCTCAAGAATGGCTTACTTAATGAATCCAACTGCATACAAAGCTATTAAGCAAGATGTTATGGTTTCTGGTGTTTCTGCAACTTATGATATGAGAGATAAAACTGTAAACTCTTATTTTGCATTTACAAGTGCTAATGTTGGAAATGGTGGAGCATCATGGGCTACTAAAGATTTTGTATTATTTGGAGATTTCTCTAAAGTACATATTGCACAGTTCGGAGGTCTTGATGTTATTTACGATATATACTCTGGAGCTGGAACTGGTCAGCCAAGATATGTATTAACATCATTAGTTGATGGTGATGCTGTTCAAAATGGATCAGCATTCTCTAACTTAATAGAGTCTTAGTATTAATACTTAATTCAGAAAAGGGGTGGTGGACTTACCATCATCCCTTTTTTTATAACTAAATAATATGAAAACATATCAAGTAATTACAGCGGCAAGTACATTTCCAGTAAGTTTAACAGAGGCTAAAAGTCATTTAAAAGTTGATACAAGTGCTGATGACACTTATATTGAATCTATAATAAAAGCTGCAACACAATTAAGTGAAGAGTACACAAATAGATTTTTTATAAATACAGTAATAGATCAAACTTGCAGTAGTTTTGCTGAATTACAAACTTTATTTAAAAGTAAAGTTAATGATGTACAATATGTAAAATATTATGATAGTGATAATAGTTTGCAAACATTAAGTGCAACTGTTTATGATAAAATGTTAAGTTATGAGCCTTCACAAATACAATTAGCTGATGGTCAAAGTTTTCCAGATATTACAAAAAGAAATGATGCTGTTATTTGTAGATATACTGTTGGTTACGGAAGTGCTGCAAGTGATGTTCCAGAAATAATAAAACAAGCTATCCTATTAACTATCGGAAATTTTTATGAAAACAGAAATAGTGTTGTTATAGGAAGAATTGCTACTGAACTTCCTCAAAATGTTAAATGGTTACTTGATACATATAAAGTTCAGATAGTAGGATGACAATAGGCGAGTTAGATAGAAGAGTTAGCATTTATAATGTTACAACATCTAGAAATAGCTATGGAGAGTTAGTTAGAGCTTATGAAATTTTTAGGACTGTGTGGGCTGCAATAGAATGGAAAGGGGGTACAGAAAAAATGGATGAATCTAGTAAAATAACTGGAATGACTAAATTACATATATATATTAGAAATTTAGATGTGAGTAGCGTATCTTTACAATCAAAAATTGTTTATGATAGCAAGGATTATTTTCCTAAAGTTATAAATCAAATTGATGGAAGAACAGCGTTTTTAGAAATAATTTGTGAAAATAAAGACTAATGGCGATTACTAGACAAGGTGTAGAAGTTTTTGGTGTTAAGGAAATTCAAAAAATGTTTGAAAAACTACCAAAGCAAATAAAAAATGGTGAAGGCAAAGCATGGAATGCATTTTGGAAAGAAACCAGCAAACCAATGCAAAGACAAGCTCAAAAAAATGCACATGCTATAAATTCTACTAAAAAAGGAACTGGTCAATTATCTAGAAGTATAGGTTTTTTTAGCACTAGAGCAAGTAGAAAAGCAATGGGTGGATATATTGGGCCTAGAGTTAGAGGAAGATTTGCAAAAAAGGATCAAAATTACAAAGGTGATAATAAGAAAAAAATGTATAGTAAATCAGGGTTTTATGGTGCATGGGTAGAGTTTGGAAGTGAAGTGAAATTTGGTGGAAAAGATTTTGGAGAAAATCAGCCGTTTATGGCTCCAGCTTTTGAAGCAACAAAATCTATTGTAAATGCAAATGCTAGAAAGGATGCAAATACTGTTATGGAAAGATTAATAAATAATCATATGAAACGCACAAAAAAATATGGTACTTTAGGATATTAAAAAATGCAAATAGGAAAATCAATATATAATATTTTATACAATGGAGGGAGTGGTGATGTTTTTGACTTAGTAGGAGCAAGAATATTTCCTAATGTAGCACCTCAAACAACTACATTCCCATTTATTATTTATGATGTTACTGGTGTAAGTCCAAATGACACAAAAGATGGGGCTTCAACATTAGATACAAATGATGTTATGATAAGTTGTTATAGTGAAACTTATTCACAAGCATCTGATTTAGCCCAAAAAGTTAGAGTTGCAATGGATAGAATTAATGAAGGAACTTATGGGGGTGAACAAATACAATCAAGTCAATTTCAAAGTTATAATGATATTTTTGATGATACCAGTGGAGATGCTGGTATTTACAGAAAAGCATTAGATTTTCAAATAAGACAAATTAATCCTACAACTTAAAATAAAAGATATGAAAATAAAATTGAAAAAAAATTGGAGGCATTCTGGTCAAGTAATAATGGCTGGAACTGAAATAGAAATAAAAAATGAAGAAACTATTGCTTTTTTAAAAGAGAATGGTTACTTAAAAGAAAAAAAAGAAAAAAAGGCAAAAGAAAAAGATGCCGAAGAAACTAATTAATTAATTAAAAAAATAAAAGAAAATGGCTATTTTAAATGGAACAGAATTAAAAGTGTATAGTGGTAATAGTGGACAAACTAATCTTGTTGCTTATGCTCAAAATTGCACTTTAAATATAAATCAATCAACTAGAGAGATTACAAATAAAGAATCTGCTGGATTTAAGGAAGTTTTAGAAGGAGTTAGAGATTATTCTTTAGATGTAGATGGAGCTTATGCTTGGACTACTGGTGGTGGAACTGATGTTACTGATGGTGCTGATGATTTAATCTATGATAATGTATTAAATGCAAGACAATCAGTCACATTTATGTTTGGTGATAACCAAGCAACTGATGATAATTATTATACAGGTCAAGGATATATAACATCAATGAGTTTAACTGGTGGGACTGAGGATACTGCGACTTATTCTTTCACAATAGAGGGCACAGGACCATTAACAAGAACTGAAGTCTAAAATTTAGGTGATTAGCATTGGCGCTATTTTGTTTAGTGCCTTTGCTATGATCCTTTTAAAAACTAAACAAAAATGAATTATACTTTTATAGAAATAAATAAAAAAAAGCTACCTATTAAATTTGGATTCAATGCTTTGCGTAAATACTCATCAAAAACTAAAACATCTTTACAAGATTTGGATAAACTTGGAACTGATATGACTTTAGATGATGCTTTAACTTTAATCTATTGTGGTGTTGAAGATGGTTATAGAGCTGCAAAACAAGAATGCGAATTAACAGTTGATGACTTAGCTGATTTAATAGATGGAGATTTTGATAGTATTGGAAGAGCTATGGAAATTTTAACTGAACAAATGGGAGGCAATAATGAAAAAAAGCCGAAAGCCAAGAAGTAGATAAAAAACTTTCTTGGCGTGATTTAGAAAAAATTGCATTCGGTTATTTAGGAATGGGAGTTGAAGAATTTTATAACTATTTACCAAAACATTTTTGGAATAAGTTAGATGGCTTTTATGAGCTTGAAAACATAAGAGAAAGAGGAAGGTGGGAAAGAGTAAGGTGGTCTACAACTTTATTGCTTAATATACAACTAGCAAAAGGCAAAAAGTTAAAGCCAACTGATTTGATAGAATTTGAATGGGATAAAAAAGAAACAAAAATTGATTATAAAAAGTTGAAGGATAAAGCTGAGTTTATTAAAAAAATGAGTGAGCATAAAATAAAAAAATAAATGGGTAAATCAGTAGGGTATTTGACTATTATGTTCGGTGCAAATCTAAAAGGATTTGACCGAGCTATGAAAAAAGCGCAAAGAAGTATTGGAAAATTTGGCGCTTCTATGCAACGTACTGGTGAAACATTAACCAGAAATATTACATTACCAGTTTTAGGATTAGGTGCTGCTGCAATAAAAATGGCATCAGATTTTGAAGAAACAGATGCTAAATTTAAAACAGTATTTAGCAGTATTCAATTTGAAGCAGAGCAAACAGCAAGAACATTTGAAAAATCTTTTGGCTTATCAAGTAAAGCAGCAAAACAAATGCTTGGTGATACTGGTGATTTATTAGTTGGATTTGGATTTACAGAAAAAGAAGCTCTTGAATTATCAAAACAAGTAAATGAATTAGCTGTTGATTTGGCATCATTTACAAACTTTTCTGGTGGTGCAGAAGGTGCATCATTAGCTTTAACAAAGGCTTTACTTGGTGAGAGAGAATCCATAAAATCTTTAGGAATTGCAATAACTGAGGCTGACTTAAAAAAGTTTGCAGAGGAACAAGGGCTAGTTTTTAAAGAATTAGATAGAGTAGCAAAGGCAAATTTAACATATCAGTTAGCTGCAAAACAAAGTCAAAAAGCAATAGGTGATTTTGCTAGAACATCTGGAAGTTTTGCAAACCAAACAAGACAATTAACAGCAGATTTTTCAAATTTAGGTGTAGAAATAGGTACAATGTTATTGCCAGTAGCACAAAAAATATTGGCATGGGCTAGGGATTTTTTAAGTAATATTAGAAATATGAATCCTGAGTTAAAAATAACAATAGCTAATTTTACTCTTTTAGCTGCTGCAATAGGTCCTTTATTATCAATAAGTGGTAGTTTATTAAAAACATTTTCTAGATTATTTAGCAAAACTGGATTAATAGTTATGGGATTAGCTGCTATTGTAGCTGGTTTTGCTTATGTAAGGGGAAATTATGAAGCTTTTAAAGAAAGATTATCAGATTGGACTTGGTGGAGAAATACTTTGGTTGAAGCAGCAGCAGATATTGTTGAAATATTAGGAGGTAGATTTGCTCACTATCTTGGAATAGGTGATTCAATAAGAGATTTTAAAGTTGATGCACCTAAATATGTTCATGAATTTAGTTCATTTGCTGATGCTATAAAAAATCAAGCAACTAATTTAGCTGAATCCATAGGTCTTTTATCAAATCCATTTGAGCTTGGTGGTGGTGGTGGTAATCAAGATGCTACAACAATATTATCACCATTTGTTGCTGCACCATTTATTGGTCCTCTTAATCAAATTGGTGGAAAAATAAAAGAATTAACTCAAAAACAAAAAGAATTTAATGCTGCAATGACAATGTTTGAAAACATTATGTCAAGTGCTATGACAAGTGCTGCTTATAGTACAGATGGTTTTTTTAAAGGATTTATAGATAATATAAAACAATCTATAAAACAATTATTAGTTCAATTAGCTGTTTCTTTAGTTATTAAATCTTTATTTGGTTTTGATGTTACTAAATACAAAACAGCTTTTGAAGCTGCTAAAGCTGGTGTTTTAGGACTAGCAAAAGGAGGGTTAGTTACTGGACCAACTATGGCGTTGGTAGGTGAAGGTGCTGGTACAACAGCAAGTAATCCAGAAGTTGTTGCTCCATTAGATAAACTAAAAAGCATGATTGGC